AATATTTATCGCAACCGATAAATACTATTGGAGAACCAATATGGCAGATTTAAAAACACAAAAGCAAGAAATATTTGACTATGTGCATACATTCCTTGGTGGAGGAATGGTAGATGTAGAACTTGATCCTGTTCATTATGAAACAGCACTTACAAAGGCTTTAACTAGATATAGACAGAGATCAGACTATAGTGTTGAAGAATCATATTTGTTTATGCCTACTATAATAGATCAGAACGAATACATACTTCCTAATGAAGTAATGGAAGTTAGACAGCTCTTCCGCAGATCAATTGGCTCACGTTCTGGCGGCGGCGATGGCGGAACACTATTTGAACCCTTTAATCTTGCCTATACAAATACTTATTTGCTGTCAAGTTCTAATATGGGCGGACTTGCAACCTATGATATGTTTTCTCAATATCAAGAACTAGTAGGTAGAATGTTTGGCAGCTTTATTGAATTTAAGTGGAACTCAAATAGCAAGAAACTTACTCTATTACAACGTCCTAGAGCTGAAGAGACTCTTTTATTATATTGCTATAATTACAGACCTGATACAGAGTTAATGAGCGATTACTTATCAAAGCAATGGATTAAAGATTATACATTAGCAGCATGTAAGTATATGTTAGGCGAAGCACGTTCAAAGTTTGCTACTATTGCTGGACCACAAGGCGGATCAACACTCAACGGCGATACATTAAAAGCAGAAGCCCAGACCGAAATGGAAAAACTTGAGACTGAAGTGAGTATGGCAGTACCGGGCGGCACAGGCTATGGATTTACTATAGGTTAATACTTGACAAATATAGTATTAGATGCTATATTTAAAATATGAAATTAAAGTTATTGATCATAGGTCACGGCCGCCACGGTAAAGATACTGTCTCTGAAATGCTTCGAGACAGATATGGCTACACTTTTGAAAGTAGTAGTAAGTTTTGTTCAAAGTTGTTTATTTACAATCAGTTAAAAGACAAATACAGCTACGCTAGTGAAGAAGAGTGTTATGCAGATAGGCACAATCACAGACAAGAATGGTACGAAGCTATCTGTAATTATAATGTTCCTGATGCAGGTACATTGGGTAGAGAAATATTCAAAGAACACGACATCTATTGCGGACTACGCAACAAGCGTGAATTTCATGCTATGAAGAATACTGGTGTATTTGATAAAGCTATTTGGGTAGATCGTAGCAAATACTTAATGCCCGAATCAGCAAAGTCAATGAGTCTCGAGCAATGGATGGCAGACTATACTATTGACAACAATGGCACACTTGAAGAATTAGAATTTAACCTAGCTCAACTTATTGAGTATATTGATCCTTATAGTGCATCAGAAGTCAGGTCGTAGGTCACCTTGTTTCCACTTTACTCCATCTCGTTGTAACGTTCTTTGACAGTTAGCACAAATTGTTTTTAAGTTACTAGGTCGACAGTTTTCTAAATTACCATCCGTATGAAACACATTAAATTGTTCAGAGTGCTTAGATTTATATCCACATTTTTCACAATAGTCTTTTTTTTCGTATCCTGCTTGCTTCCACTTAGGAATGCCGTGACAACGCCCCCCGTGCTTTAAACATATTTCACACTTCTTTCTATAGTAAGTTTTATTGTCTTTTTTGTAATTTATAGCTGCCGGACGGTGCCCGCATATGCATAATGGTCTCATATTGTATTTACCATACCTTTTTCGCCCCTTTTTTATAGGTATTAACTAGCCCTTTTTCTTTTTTATTAATAAATACTAATGAATAAGCAATTTCATAGGAGATAAACAATGGCATTATTTTCACCAGGTGTAGAAGTCAATGTAATCGACGAGAGTTTTTATACTCCGGCGGCTGCTGGTACTGTACCAATGGTCTTTGTGGCATCGAAAGAAAACAAAACGAATTCCGCAGGATCAGGTCTAGCCGAAGGGACACTAAAAGCAAACGCAGAGAAGCCTTACTTATTAACTTCACAAAGAGAACTAGGAGAACTATTTGGTGATCCTCTGTTTATGAATGATGGTAATGGCAATATGATTCACGGCGGTGAATTAAACGAATACGGATTACAAACAGCATACTCACTATTAGGTGTAACTAATAGAGTATATGTTGCAAGAGCAGATATTGACCTTGCAAAATTAGAAGCAAGTGCTACTCCTCCAGGCGGAGAACCTGCAGATAATACATATTGGTTTGATGTAGAATCAACAGATTTTGGTATTACAGAGTGGAACGGTGCATCTGTAAGAGTTGTAGGCGGACAATCATTTACAACAAAAACTCCTATTGTATTAACTCCTAGCGATGTAGCAAGAACTACAGGCGAAAGCTTAACTGCACCAGGCGCTCCTAAAAAGTCAGTAGGACAAGTTGGCGATTATGCTGTTGTTGCAATTACAACATTAAACAGACTTTATTACAAGTCGCCAGGATACGGTGCAAGTATTGCAGCAAAAGAGTCAAATACTGGTACTTGGGTAGAAGTAGGATCTAATAATTGGAAAGGTAGTTGGCCGACACTAAGAAGTGAAATTGCTAGCACGACAACCTTTGATCCAACAAACACATTTATTATCGACGGAACAACTGTTACTAGAATAGGTACAAACGTTCTTACACTAGCACAAGAAATTAACGGAGAGGAAATTTCCGGAGTAAGTGCAAATGTAGTTGATGGCGAATTAGAAATTTATACAACAAATGATTCTATGACAATCAGTGGATCAGCAATGAGCGAGTTTGGTATTACAGCAGGAACATATTATTCACCTGCACTACAAGTATCGCCACATACTGATGTTCCTGAATTTAAGTCAGGAGATACTGCTCCAAAACCGACTGGTTCAATTTGGTACAAGACTACAGAACCAAACGGCGGAATGGACTATAGAATTAAGCAGTATAATGAAGATACACAGCTTTGGGGAACAATTTCGACACCGGTATATCAAACAAGTGCAGAAGCATTATACGAGTTAGACAGAACAGGTGGCGGCGAAAACTTAAGAATTGGCGAACTTTATGTAAAGACAAATGTTGAAGAAGTTACAGAACCAAACATTGCTAACTTTAAATTCTTTAAAAGAAACCTTAATGGTGCAACAATTGCTTCAAGCGAAAAAATCACAGGAACAACATTAGGTGCAGGCAGCTTTAAAATTGCGTTTGCAGAAACTAAAGTTAATAGTAGTGAATTTGCAGCACCAAAAGTTGCTACTGTAACAATTACTAATCCAGCAACATCAGGAGTAGCTGATGACGTTGCAGGCGCAATTAATAGTGCAGGATTAACAAATGTTACAGCAGAAATTAACGCACAAAACAGAATTTTACTAAAACATGCAACAGGCGGAGATGTTATTGTTTATGATATCGACGGATTACTTGCAGACTTAGGATATGCAGTATATGATGCCGATGATGCTACAACAACTGCAAACTTCTATGCAGCACCAGCACAAGTTACAGCTGATGCTGTAACTACAGTGTCAGCTGTAGATGGAGATGTATCAGCAATAGATGGTACATACTTACTGTCAAATTGGAAAGTACTAGATTATACACCATCACCTGATGCACCAACTTCATTGACTGCTGACGGAGAACTATGGTATAGTTCAATCATCGACGAAGTAGATATCATGGTACATGATGGACCTACTAATGGCTGGCAAGGTTATCTAAATGTATATCCAGATACATCGCCAGCTGGCCCAATTGTTAGTGCTACACAGCCTATACAACAGTCAGACGGTAGTGCTTTAGTTGATAACGATCTATGGATTGATACATCAGATTTAGACAACTATCCAACAATTTATCGTTATAGTGTTACACTTGCTACATGGGTACTACTTGATACAACAGACCAAACTTCTGAAAACGGTGTTCTATTTGACGAAGCTCGTTGGGGAACAGCAGGAAGTGATATTGATGCAGCAGACATTGAAGATCTATTAGTAAGTAACTATTTGGATCCAGATGCTCCAGATCCAGCACTATATCCGAGAGGCATGTTGTTATGGAATCTACGTAGAAGCGGATTTAATGTTAAGCGTTTTGAGCGTAACTGGATCGATACAACAGACGACAACATTCGTAATAACGATGAATCAATGGACGGTTATTATCCACATCGTTGGGTTACTGAATCAGGTAACAATGAAGATGGTTCAGGTACATTTGGACGTTTTGCACAACGTAAGGCAGTTGTACAAAAACTACAAGCTATGGTTAATAGTAACTTAGATATTCGAGACGAAGAACTAATTAGATTTAACTTAATGGCAACACCTGGATATCCTGAGCTAATTGGCGAAATGATTGATCTTAACTACACACGCAGACTAACAGGGTTTGTTGTAGGAGATACACCATTTAGATTAACACCAGATGCAACTACATTACAAGAATGGGCATCAAATGCTAATCTTGCTGTAGAAGATAACGAAAATGGTGCTCCAAGTAGAGATGAATATATGGCAATGTATTATCCATCAGGATTTACAAGCGATAATTTAGGCAACAACATTGTTGTTCCTCCGAGTCACATGGCACTTAGAACAATCATACTAAGTGATCAAGTTAGCTATCCATGGTTTGCACCTGCAGGTACAAGACGCGGCGGAGTTACTAATTCAACAGCAACAGGTTACGTTACAGCAGAAGGCGAATTTAGAAGTATTTCGCTTAACACTGGACAGCGTGACACGATGTATTTGAATAATATTAACCCTATATCGTTTATTGCAGGATCTGGTATTACAGTATTTGGACAGAAGACTCGTGCAAGAAATGCAAGTGCGCTAGACAGAATTAATGTTGTAAGACTTGTAATTTACATGAGAACACAGCTGGAACAACTTGCAAGACCATACTTGTTTGAGCCAAATGATAAGATCACAAGAGATCAAATCAAACAGGCAGCAGAAGGCTTCTTGTTAGAGTTAGCAAGTTTAAGAGCACTTTATGACTATGTTGTAGTGTGCGACGAATCAAACAATACGCCTACAAGAATTGATAGAAATGAACTTTGGATTGATATTGCTATTGAGCCAGTTAAAGCTATTGAATTCATTTATATTCCATTGAGAATTAAAAACACAGGCGAGATAGCTGAGTTAGGAGCTTAATCATCAAAAATATGGGGGGTAGAAAA